AGCGGCAGGTGTTCGACCTGAGCGTGCTGACTTTCGGCGGAGCGGTGGCTTACAACAAGCCGAATTTTGATCTTCCGGCCCGGTCGATGTTTTCGCGAAGCGTCTGGAGCGGCACCGCGCCTGGACGTATCCAGATCGACCACAATCTCCAATATCTGGTATCTACCCGCGTGTTTCCGCCCTTCGACTATCGGCAGAGGGTAGCTACATCGTCTGTCTCTACTCAGATGAGCACATATGATACACACCTGAATGGTGACGATCCACAGAGCTGTACAAACTCTGGATATTGCGCATCGTGGGTAAAGTATATTCCAATGACTGGGGGGCGCGGAGATATTGCTCTAATTCCCTTGTGGTACACTATTGAATTGTTCACAATGGGTGATTTGGTGAACTACCCTGCAGTCTCCGATAGGTTGGCGATTGAGGATAAGATGCTCATTGGAAATGCCAATGCTGCACTTACCATGACGCTACATTACCGCGATCTTGACAATAGTGCTTATCGAGATACTCCATCGGATGGACAACGGTATTACTTCAATTATCCTACTGATGCTACTACTCCTGCGTGGGGACACATAATCAGTATTCAATCTCGCCCTACGTTGCGAATGTTAGACACAAGTGAATCTACTGGTGGAGTAGCCGATGATAGAATCATCCCGATTTGCAGTTCCGATCCGTGCGATGGACGGAGAAACGCTACGTCGACTTATCAAAAGGGCTGGACGGTAGACTCATATCACATAGGAAGTGCATTTGCAGTTCCGTACCTGTTGACTGGAGAGTACCGCTATTTGATGGGTTTGCAGAGCGAAGCTTCATGGGTGGCAGGATTTACTTCAGAGATAGACTACCTGTACTATGGTACGAGAGGCTATGAGTGGGGCATCGTGGCTCTCTATCAAAATACAAGAGGCGTAGCGTGGACGATACGGGAGATCTTCCTTGCAGCTGCGCTTAGTCCTGATGGCACACCAGAGAAGGCGTACTTTACGAACCTACTGAGGAACAATGAACAGTTCTACGAAGGTACATTCAATATGGCTGGTAATACTCCCGTAACGGGTGGATGCCTTGCTGCTTCGCAGTCGGGTACAAGTAATACAACATGGGGTCCCTCAAACTATATTGATAGTAATGGTGCTACTAGTGCTGGTAAACCCAATGGTGTGATTAGGGACTTTATTGGAAAATATCCGATTCGAACTCTGACTAGTGTAACGGTGAATGGGGCGGCGAAGACGTTTGGGGTGAAAGGGGTGGACAGTGGAAAGGATTGGTATTATCAGCCTGGGTCGATCTCGATATCGCAAGATCCAGCTGCCACTCCGCTTGCCTCAACGGACGTTCTTTATTGGGCGTATACCTATGATGCCAAGCCACAAACACCATGGTGTTCTGGATGGGGAATATATGCGAAAGGGCTGGATAACCCGTTGCGTATTCCGTTCTTTTCCGACTCTCCAACATGGGACGCCGGATCGTTTATGGTTCACTACTGGGGCCTCGTTACTTCATGGATGGCTACAAGTGGAACAGTGACTAGTAGTAATGGGAAACCTATTTTCTCGGCATATAGAAATGAATTTGCAAAGTTCTTTGTTGGTGCAGCTACTCATCCACAAGCGAATCCGAAATGGTTGGACTCTTATGGTATCCCAATGAACGTGAAGTACAATCGCTTTGCGCGAGACTGGACAGAGTGGACAGGAATCTTCTCGAAGGCAACGACGCTGGATTCTGATATTACGAGCGGTGCTACGTCGATGGTGATCCCGCAAGTGGTGAACGCTGCGGACTACAGTACTCTGAGCATTGGCGATGGTGGAATGAGTAGCTCGAATCCGCAGATTCTTAAGGTAGACAACGAATGGGTGCTGGTCTGTGGCTATAGTGCGAATAGCCCTACTGGGAAGACAACAATCACGCTTTGCGGGAGAGGTTTGTTTGGAACGACGGCCTCCGCTCACGTAGCTGGAGCTCCTGTTACTTATGATAGACAGATGTGGACCTATTATGGAAATGGGCACGAGTATACGAATCTCTATGCTTGCGTGCTGGCGATGATGGAGGACACAACTACGCCAAGTGGATCTGGAAGGAGGGCATGGGAATTGATAGCTGGCTCGATGTGGGGGATTTCGTCTAGGAATGGAGACCCGCAATGGATGTTTGTGCCACGGGAGCGCATTACGAGTGTTCGAGCGAAGGCGGGCGTAGGCACGTTGTCGTTGCAATGGGTAGCACCAGATGGCGGGGAGTGTAAGTATGTAGCAGCCCCAACGATTGACAGCTCGGATGATAGTATGGATACTAGTGATGGGGGAGGGGGCCGTAATCGTAGTGTCACAATGACGCTGGCTGCAGGAACCTACACCTATCGAATCTCTTGTGGAAGTGGACGAGTAGTCGGGACGGCGGTTGTCCGATAGGTGGTAGTTAATACGGTGTTAAAGAGGTATTTATGATCGTACCTGTATCCACAGTTGCAACGCCTGGACTCATCAAAGATCTGCCTCCGCACCGTCTTCCTCTTGGCGCTTGGACCTCTGTTAAGAATATTCGATTTGGTGATGGGTTTGCCTCTGCTGGATACGCACAGCGAACTATCTTCAACCCTACTGAACTTCCTTTGTTTCTTTCTAGTGCCCGCGGTGACAATCTTCTATGGGTTATGGCATCTGCTAAAAAGGTCTTTGCATTTGATGAGATCTCTTTTAGCGATATTACCAGAGACTCCGGCCCCTATACTGGTGGCGAGTTTGACTTCTGGAATGGGAAGATGTTTAATGGGTTCTATGTACTGAATAACGGAGTTGACGTTCCTCAGAGCTGGAATCTGATTGAAAAGTCTACGCTACTTGTAGACCTTCCCGCGTGGCAGCCCAATGTACGGGCTAAGGTTATCCGTCCTTTTGGAGCTTTTCTTATTGCCCTTGATGTGACTAAGTCCGTTAGAGATCAAAGACTTGTTAAATGGTCCCATTCCGCTGATCCCAATACACTTCCATCTTCCTGGGACGAGACGGATGCGTCTAAGGACGCGGGGGAAGTATCACTAGCTGAAGGAAAAGATGCCATGATGGATTGCCTTCCACTTCTTGCGTCTAACGTAGTGTATAGTGAGCTTCAAACATGGCGGATGGCCTATATCGGACCTCCAAATATTTTTGGTTTTTTCCTCGTTTTTCCGTCTTCTGGCATACTAGCTCAAGGCTGTGTTCAAGACTTTAAGAACTCGCACTTTGTTGTCACGCAGGATGATATAGTGGTCCACAATCTTAATACTATTCAAAGTGTGGCAGATGCCTCCATCCGTCGTTGGTTCTTTAGTAACCTAGATGGAGATAACTACTTGATGACACGAGTAGTGAAACTTTTGGATGAGCGTGAGATGTGGGTTTGTTTTCCTACAAATGGCTCGGCTCTTACTCATGCTCTTGTCTGGAATTGGAACTATAATACCTGGTCTATCCAGGAATTGGGCGTGGCAAAGTGTGTAACAGATTCCTACTCCGCCCCATCTTCTACTCCCGATCCCTGGAGTACTAACGATTATACCTGGAATGGTGAAACAACACAAGTTTGGGGTGGCGGTTTCAAGGCATTTAAGTATACAGAGGCACTTCTTCTTGGTACAGAGGGGGCCATTTATCATATTGGAGATGGCAACGCTGGGACCGTCTCTGTGTCGCTTGAACGTACAGGAATTATTAATGTTGATCCAGAAGCGGTTGATGAGCTGTCATACAAACAAGTTCTAAGCCTACGCCCTTCTATATCCGCTCCAGAGGGGACGGTAATTCAAATCTCTGTTGGGCATCAGGATGCAGTAAGCCAGACTGTGATCTGGGATGATTCTGTTGCGTTTATGGTAGGGGCGGACATAGAGGTAGCTCTCAACGCAACGGGCCGTTACCTTGCCGTGAAGTTTGAATGGACAGCGGATAAGGATACAAAACTCTACGGCTTCTACCTAGACGTTGTTAACCTGGGAGAGAGGTTATGAGCAATCAACTACTTCGACCGTTTCCACATCCTGATAGTGGGCAGGATCGTGTTGATAAGCTAACCGATCTTATACGTGAGCTTTGGGGGGCTGTCCAATACCTGCAGGAATCAATCATGGTTCCTCAGAAGGCTGCTCCGGTAAAGGTGCGAGAAGGACTCATCCGTTACGCGGATGGAGTGAATTGGAACCCAGGATCTGGAGCAGGGCTTTATCAGTATATCAGTGGTTCGTGGGTAAAATTATGACTTTCATCATTATCCAACCTACGGCAGAGGAAGCCTGCCGAATGATGCCTTCCTTGAGGCCGTTTCTAGAAACCGCAATTGTGGAGTCCAAAGGAGAGCTTACTATTCAGGATGTGTTCAAGCTCGTTTTCACTCATAAGGCTAAGATATGGTTGGCCTTCGAGGAAACAAGTCACCAGCTCTATGGAGTTGCTATGACCGAAGATGTAGAATACCCACAATATAGTAATCTTCGGGTAACACTCCTTGGCGGGCGAGAGATGGCACAATGGCGGGATGAAATGGACGAGGCATTTTGTGGTTATGCCAAGGCACAGAATTTGCGCTTTATTGAGGTCGTAGGGAGGAAAGGATTTCAGCGTATGCTGGAAAACCTAGGGTATGAGTACGCATATACTATGCTCTTGAAGCAGGTGAAGGAGGTCTATTGTGGGTAAATCCGCGGGAACGAATAGGACTGTTTCAACTACGAGTCCTCCGAGTTTTCAACAACCATATATTGATCAACTTCTGCATGATTCGCAGAATTTATACCAGCAAGATGGGCCTCAATTCTACCCAGGTAGCACGGTAGCTGGACTAACAAATGGGCAGATACAGGCTAATAATCTGTTGACAGACAGGGCAGCACAGAACACCCAGTTTCAGGACGACTGGATGATGCCAGCAGTGAAAACTGCCCTCACTGCTTATGATGTGGGGAATAATGCAGCTTTGGAAGGTGCGGCCAACGCCGCTATCCGCCCCATTATGCAACAGCTTAATGAACAAGTGTTGCCTGACCTTCGTTCTGGGGCAGTAGCGTCTGGCACTCTTGGTGGAACGCGCCAGGGTATTGCAGAGGGTCAGGGTCTTGAACGAGCTGCTCGTGCTGCTTTGGACACAACATCCTCGATGTATGGTAACGCCTATCAACAGGGGCTAGGTTTGCTAAGTAATACAATTGGCCAAATGCCAGCTATTCAGTCTATGTCCTACCAGCCTGGACAGATCCTAGCTGGAATTGGAGATCAGCAGCGACAACTTGATCAGGCTAGGATCGATGAGGATGTTGCCAGATGGACCTATAATCAACAGCTTCCATACGTAAAGCTTGCTGAGTATGGAAACCAAATTGCTCGTCCCTTTGGCGGACAATCTGAATCGGATGTCACAGCAACAGGCGGAGCTTCGCAGACTATTGGTGGAATTCTTTCTGGCCTTGGCTCTCTAATCGACTTGTGGAGGACTATTGGAGGTTAAGTCATGCTAGATCCAACAAACTATACATCTTTGCCTGACTGGTGGTCGCTGCTTTATGGAGACTACACCAATCCCTACTGGGCAGGTCAGTGGGATTCTGGGGGTGATGGAGGAAATGGGGTGCCGACGTTCTCGGTTACTGCGACTGGCCTTGCGGATAAGCCTCCGAATGAATATATCGACTATAGTTGGCTATTTCAGCCACCTGATAGTAATAGCTCTGGACCACCTACTACAAACGATCCTGGTAGCGGAGGAGCACCTGGACCCGGACCCGGAGAAACTTTGACATTTCCTATAGATGTATGGGGACTGCCGATTAATGAATCGACTCCAGTGAGTCCAGATCCTTCAACAATTACTGGACCAGGACTGCTCCCTTCTACTTATGATGATTGGCAGCCCACACCAGAAACACCCCCTGGTATGGACCCTACTCAAATACCATATGTGCCAGATGATGGAATTCCTACATTCTCAGTCACAACACATAGTCCACAAGTACCGTATGTTCCAGATGATGGAATTCCTACGTTTCCGATCACAACGTATGCTCCACAAGTCCCTATCGGTTCTACCCTGCCGCCATTACATGATGTGACCTATATGCCGCGATTCTCACCAGACCCTACTTCGTTTACCACTCCAGGTAATACGCCGTCATCCCCACCAGCTGCAGGTAATGGGAGATCCCTTCCCTCTCTCCCCAATATCAATATTCCTGTGGGTAATGGTGCTCCAGGACCTGGTTTAATGGCTCCCGTTGTCGGAGATCCTAATCCAAAAAAGAGTCTTTTCACTGGAATCCCTAAACAAGCTGATATCCAGAGTCTCGCTGAAATCCTTGCCCCGATTTTGTTAGGAGGTTATAATGCTAAGTCGAAATAAGCAACAGTATCCTGCAACTGTACCGTGGAATCCTCAAAAACCTACTATAGCTATTCCCCAAATCCCAGGGCAACTTTCCCTTCCCCAAATCCCGATTTGGCAGCCTACAGTCCCTCCGATTGGTACAGTGGAGGGTCCGAATGAAGGATCTGGAGAGGGCCCAGCGCAGCCAACTGCACAGCCAACTGCACAGCCGGGAACTGTTCCAATATCTGTCCCAGGAAGTCCTGATGGACTTATGGCAAGACTTAAGGATCCCAGACTTGCCGGTTGGCTTATGGCAGTAGGTGCTGCTATGGGTCAGCCTCGTGCAGTTGGACAGACTGGGTGGGGACAAGCCTCACAGGCCTTGGCACAAGGCTATAACTACCTAGCAATGCAGAAGCAGCTTCAAGAGGCTCGACAACGCCAGGCGTGGGAAGATCAGCTCAGGATTAATGCAGAAGCTCGTGCTAATTCTACAACACAAGCCCAGATTAACGCTACTAATGCTAATATTGCGCAAGGCTCTAGAAGTCTGGATCTTCGACAGGAAGCTCAGAATGCGGAGATTCTGGACAGGAAAGAGGAGCGCAAGCTTCGTAAGGAATACCAGGACAATACCTATAATCTTGGACTAAACGAGTTGATTTTGAAAAAGGATCAAATCGACAATGAGGTGGCACAGGCCGAAGCTCGACTCCAAGAGATGTCGACAGAGCGGAAAGATACGAAGGAGTATCGGGAAGCGCAGCTTGAACTGGAGCGGAAGAGGCTACAACAGGAAGTGCTATTTAATGCGGCCAAAATCCGCGCTACTAATGCAGAGGCTGGTCATCTTGACGCTTCTGCCTTGGAAGCTCAGGCAAGAGCTCAGGCGATTAAGGATGGCACCTATGGAAGAGGTGGTACTGCGGGCTACAACGATCCAGCTATGATGGATGCCTACCACTACGCGAGTGCAGAAAACAACATTCGTGCGCAAGTTGAAAAAGAGCGCATGATGAATGGTCAGTCTCAAGAATGGGCGGAGGCAGAGGTGCAGAAACGCATCGCTCCTATTAAGGCTGCATATGAGTCCGCCATTAATGTTCGAGATCAGCGAGTGTCTAAGACTCCTACCAGTCAATCTACTTCTAGTGCCCAGACTCAGGATACATCTAAACTTCCTACTATCCCAACCGCGAAAGGGGGCGATAATACTACAGATAAGGTTCCCGCTTCCCCTCCACCTGCGATCATTCGACAGCTCAAGCCGATGCAAACAGTAACTGGTCCTGACGGTTCTGTTTGGCAAAAGCAGGCCGACGGAAATATGAAAATGATTCGCTCTCCTCAAAAATAGGAAGGATATAGAATGAGTGGCTGGACTATCAATCCTCTCCAGACGGGACAGGAACTCGATGGCTGGACCCTTGGACCTGATTCCTCCTCGCAATCTAATGCTACTAGAAAGTCGGGGTGGGAGATTAATCCTCTTCCCGCCCCTGCCTTTGGTCCACGAAAGCGAATCATTGATATCTCTTCAAGTATGCCTCGCGTCCAGCGGATCATAGATGCGTTTCAGACTGGGGTTGCTCAGAACGCACAGGCAATGGGCTCCTTCTTAGAGGCAAACACTCCATTTAAGGACGCAGGGCAGTCACTTCGTGAAATTGCTGATAAGGACTACACAGCTCCTGTGATGAGTTTCACAGATTACCTTGCTGCATCAAAGCCCTCCGGTTTAGACCACGAGTCTGTAGCTAGTTGGCTCGGCAATCTTGCGGCAAATACTGGACAGTTTATAGCGGAAAACGTAGCTAACCAGATTCCTAATATTGCCGGAAACTACGCCTCCGCGGCGATGGGAGCTTTTGCTGGTGGTAAGGCTGGAGCAGTCGCCGGTCCGGAAGGGGCGGCGGTAGGTGGGACTCTTGGCTCTTTGGCTGGCATATATGGATACAATATGTTCCTCAATGCCGGGGCACATTATGCAGATTTAAGGGAAAGAGGGGTATCTCGAGAAGCAGCTAGAACTACCGCAGGATTTATTGGCGCTGCAAAAGCAGTCTTGGATTCAGCTCTTCCAGTAAAGTTGGGGGGAAGTCTTGCTGCAAAACTTGGGATGAATATTGCTTGGGTACCCAAGGATGCGCTGAATAAAGCTCCAAACTTAGCCAAAGCTTTATTGTCTGGTTCTGTCATTGGAGGTGGAACGAATGCCGGTAAAGAGCTTCTAGATATGCTAGGGGAGATGTACAATAAAGTCTACACTCCAGGCGAGGCTGTGGCTCGTGTTCTTAATTCTGGCGTAGCTGGTGCTATCGGCGGATCGTTTTTCTCTGGTGCTGAGTATGCTGCGGAAAGGGGACTTGAGAAAAATGCTCAGGAAGATCCTACAGGAGCTCCAGACCCGCGACTCACTGATCCTGGTGAGCCGGCAGAAGTTCCTCCTCCTTCTCCATCTATCTCACCAGCAGAAGCTCCCTCTGTCTCTGAGCTTCCTGGTGTTATCCGTCAGTCTTTGATGGAGCTTGGAGGTACAAAGGCACTGTTTGATTCTTATACAGAGCCTGAAGTCAAAGGCATCCTCAATATGGGAAAGGGTGCTTCGGTTAAGCCGCTAGTTCGTGCAGGCCTACTTGAAGAGCATGATGGAAAATACTCCTTTACCAAGGTTGTAAACGGGGAAGGAACGCTCATGCAACATGAGAACTTCCCTGGGCTCTTTTATGAGGTATCGGAGGCAAAAGCCCCCACGCACTATATCTTTATGGACCCAAGTGTAAATCCCGAACCTCAACGTATTGATGTCCAGTGGGCAAATCCGCACTTGGGAACAGAGGATAAGTTCACCGTAAATGGGAAGTCTTTTGACTTCCTTGAGAATGCCGTGGACTATATCAAGGAAAGTGCTACGGAAGGCCTGAACTCTACTAATGAACCGAGTATTCGAGGTGAGTTTACACCTGATGGGAAGCTCCGTGCGGGTCTTGATGTTGATAGCGCTAAGCAACCTTTTCGCAATTTGCTCAACACCACAGCTCCTGCACTAAGTGCTACAAAAGAAGCACTTCAAAACTCTATTGATGCAGTGAGATCCGTGCCTAATGGGCATGTCAACGTTTCGCTTTCTGCAAACGAGGACGGCACGCATACGCTCGTAGTTGAGGACAATGGTGTTGGAATGAGTCGGGAGCTTATTAGCAAGGCTTATTCTAGCATTGCTGAGCAGGGTGAGAAGTCTTCTAACCTTGAAAACAGTGGCGGCCTTGGTGTGGATATGGCAGCTATGCTCTCAGCAGGCCCTCTGAAGGTTACCACAACCACGAAGCTTGCAGATGGCTCTTTCGAGAGGTCCACATTTTCTTCGACTCCTGATTCTCTCCTCAAATCTGGTGTGGAAGTCCAGACGGAGCATTTTCCAGCATCAGCGGACCTCCAAACTGGAACTAAGACCGAGGTTACGCTCCCAGAAAACTCACAGGTTTCGCAAGCGCATGATTTTTTAGATAAACTCAAGTTCTCCTCTAATCTTCCTGGAACAATCACAGTTAATCAGAAACCTTTTCCTGGGTCTAATGTATCTACGAATAATCACCAAGCTCGAGCTCCGTTTGTCGAAGGATCTCGGCTTTTTAGTCATGAGGTTCCTGGGATCGCGAACATAGATGTTTATGGCTCGAAAGAGAGAAATCAGGAGTCTGGTAGTGGTGTTCTCGATGTCCACGTTCTCGATAATGGGCTGTATCAATTTACTCAACACATTCCAGTAAAAGAGACATTAGGACTCCCGACATACCTCTCCTTCGACGTAAAGTCAAAAGTCAATCCTAGTGAGTTGAAAGAGTCCCCATTTAGCCCCAACAGAGAGTCTCTCAAAGAGCATATCACGGAGGCTCTGGAAAAGCTAGTAGATAAGAAGCTAATTAAACCAGGAGAGGAACAAGCTCGTAATCTTCTATCTCATACATATGAGAATCTACCTCCGGTTCCCGGCTCCGCTGTTCCGGGTCTAATGCACTCTGTTCTATTCGACGCAGGAAAGCGGCTTACACAAGAAGAACAGACAGCAATGCTCAAGAATCCGGCAGTTACCCAATTCACCAAAACTCTTGGTTGGGTGGTAAAGAGTATTAAGGATAAACTGGTAAAGAACCCGGAGCTGTGGAGGCAGATTAGTAATACGGACTCCGTTCTTGGTGCGAATATTGAGCGCACTGGTATTCTACTCAGCGAAGATGCTCTTGGGATCTGGCTACCGCGGCCTGGGTCTGATGGAAAGGCGACAGTCCTTATCAACCCCTTCTGGATGCTGGATAAGGGAAACGTTTTAGCTAAGTCAGATTACGGCTTTGAGCATCCTACCAAAGACTCGTCTTATATCTACACCTCCGATGATACTCGTGTCGATATACAGCGGCATGAGGATGGTAAATTCTACCTGGAAGATAACAAAGCAGAAGAGCCAGTTGGGCCATTCAATACTCTACAAGAGGCCGAGGCAGCTGCTGTTAAACAGTACAACCTTGAAACCGAACCAATAGTTCAACTCTCCCCGCACCAATACGTCGCTTCTGTTTGGGAGACCGTTCGCCACGAGATCCTACACGATATTTGGAATCAAAAAGATCACGGCCCAGATTTTGCGCTTGGCTCTAACCTTTTGGCAGCAATGCTTGGGGAAGACTATAACAAATTTCAACAGGAAATAGAACATGCCCTCACAAAACGTAATGCGGATGGTTCGCTTGAGGTTCATCCAGAGCTTGAAAGCGCGCTTCAAATCTACCGGGATTCCAGAGGAAGACCAGAAACTGAGAAAGACCTTCTTGGAGGAGAAAGAAGCGGCGTTGACGACGTTCCTCAATCACAAGGGAGCGACGGAAGCGGACAAGAAGGAGATGCTACAGACCTGGGACGACGCGGAAGAAGCGGTTATGACTCAGCTACTACCACCACCGGAACCGAAATACCCGCAAGTGACCATTTTGCCACCAGCACAATAAAGAGCTTCAACCGGATGATGCGAAATGCTAGTCTGGATGTACAGAAAGAAGTGAGGGGTCACCTTGGGACCTTATACAAGCTGCTCAGGCACGCCTACTTTCTCACCCAACAAGTCGAGCAGAATCCTGATAACCCATACGGCAAATCCTATATGAACTCTATGCGGGAGTGGGTTAAAGTCCGCACCGGAATTCTACTTGAAGCAGACAGCCTTAACCGCCAGTGGCATAAATTCGGCCCAGAGGCGCTGAGGAATGTCTCTCAACTTGTTCGAGAGGTGTCAACTAAATCAGATAAGCTCGGACGTCGGTTATCCACGGATGAGGTTCTGGAGATAGCTAAGAAGTTCAATGGGAATACAGACCGTCTTATGGAGGTCTGGTCACAGATTGACCTCTCCATGCAACGCGCCCTACAGATGCTCTATGAGTCCTTGGTCCATGAGGCAGAGCGTACCTTTGGAATGGCAGCGCCACTTCGGATCTTTGAGATAGATAAGGAATTTGCCGATCTTCGCAACCGCAACTACTTCCCCGCTACGCGCTTTGGCAAATATGGGATTCGTGTAGTGGCCCAGGAAAACATGACGTGGAACGGGGAAAGTTTCAAGAAGGGGGAACCAATCCTCTTTGAGACTCGTGAGAGTGAACGTCAGGGGCTGCAACTCAAGGAAGCCATAGCTAAAGAGTTCAGCGGAAACAAGGTTAGCATTTCCGAACGCTATCTGTCCGACGTAGAACACTCGTTTCTTAATATGCCGGAGTCCTTGGTAAGGTTGGTCGAAGACCGCCTAGGCTTGAATGAAGAGGATCTGGCGAAACTCAAGCAGCTCCAACATGAGCTTGCTCCAGGGCGGGGGTTTGTCAAGCACCTCATTAAGAGGAGGGGCATACTTGGCGCATCCCTTGACGTACCAAGGGTCTATAATGACTACTATCGAAAACTCTCTGGCCACATCGCTAGAATAGAGACATCATATATGGCAGAGGAGGCTCTGGCCGGGGCCAAACAATGGGCAAATGAACATAATTCTGATTATAGAGCTCATTACTTTGCGGAGGCCTTAGAGACTCACTACAATGATATGAGGAACCCCGGAAACGAGTTTGGGTCCATTGCAGGAGCAATTTATACGCTAGTATTTGGATTCAATCCCCTATCCGCCGTAGTGAATCTTACTCAGGTTCCAGTGTTCACATACCCGTATCTTGCTAAACGGGCGGGAGATATAATTACAACCAAGGCCCTTGCTATCGCAATGAAGAAGGTTAGCTCGAGTATGAGACCTAACCTGTTCTCTGGGTCTCCGGAAGAGCGGAACAGTGTATACTCTGGCGAAGATCGGGCCATGTTCGACCGAGCCGTATCTGATAACTTCCTCACTGAAAGCATGGCGGGGGAAGTTGCGGCTATGGCTTCTGGTAACCTCCTCACGAAGTACTTCGAGCATGGTCTTGCACTTAATCACTATACCCAGATGCTTCTGGGAAAGTCTGTCATCTTCCACCGGCTTTCGGAAGAGTTCAATCGACGTGTTACTTTTCAAGCTGCGCTTGAAGTTGGCCGGACTCTGGGCAATCGAGGCGATGCACTTTATGAATTCGCCAGGGAAGCTGTGGAAAAAACCCAGTTCGAGTATAGCTCCTGGAATCGTCCGCATATGATGAGGGGGAAGGCTTCCCTCCTCTTCATATTCAAGGCGTTTCTGCAAAACTTCCTCTATTTTGCCTCTACCAACCAAGGCGGAGCCCGCTTTTGGCTCATGCTCACTGCACTCGGTGGCTTGAGAGGTATTCCCGGAGCTGATGATATCATGGATCTTCTTGAGCTTACAGGAACGTGGGGAAAGAAGTTCCTCGGCCTAGAAAACCCGAGGGTGGATTTGAGGAAAATGGCCAATGACTTCACTGAGGCAGTGGGGCTCAATCCTGACCTTGTGATGAATGGGTTGTCCAGGTACAGTTTTGGGCTTGCTGGACTTGCTCACCTGTTCGGCATTCCGTTTCCGTCCGCAGATTTCAGCTCTTCAATGCAGATTTCCCGAGTCATTCCAGGCATTAAGTCACTGAAAGGTACCCTTGAGGGAACCATGAAGTGGCCAGATGCTGTTGCCCAGGGTGTCGCGGATATCACTGGAGCTGCTGGCACGATGGGATTGAACTTCACAAGGGCAGTTCTTGAGGACTCTCCAGCTAACGCGGGGAATTACTGGGCAATCTCTTCCGCCCTCCGAAACGTCGGTAAGGCGTTTGAAATGGCTACTACTGGTGCCTATCGTACGCCGGACGGTAGGAAGCTGGTGGATGTTGACTTAGCGAAGCCGGAACAAGTGGGGGAGATCTTTATGCAAGCCCTGGGAAAGAAGCCTACCAGAGTGTCCAAAATTCAGGATGCCAATGCTGCCATTCGTGAGCAGATGGCATTCTACTTTGCGTGGAGGGATACAATCTTTTCCCATTGGGCAGCAGCAATCGGAACCAAGGACTCGGAGGGGCAAGCCAAAGCGAGGAAGGAATATCGGCAGTTTGCCGAGACTGCGCCGAAGCAATTTGTCCTTACCCCCGATCAAGTCTATCAGACGGTCTATAGTAGAGTTAGAGGTAGAAAGCTCCAGGAACTGGGCCTTCCCCCTCAAGAACAATTCCTGCAAATCTACCAAGACTATCAAAATTCTTTTGATCCTAAGTAGACTCGCGGCCTGGTACAGCAATCCAAAGCGTCACGCCACTCTGTACCTGTACTAGATACCCTGCCTCCACCGCAGAAGAGATGGATTCCGCAAATTCCTTGGATGACATTTTGTGAAAGAACATTTGATATAGCTCTGTACGGCGAATCTTCCCCCTCGAGCGGACTACGTTCAAGATGTCGCTAGCCTTTTCCATCTCAACGGAGGTGGACAAGGACTTGAATACCTTGGGGATATCGCTCTCGACTGTACCTAGAATCATTGCGGCGTCCTCTAGCTCCTTCTTTGTAATTTGCAAGTCCTCTCTTCTAGCTGCGGATAGTACCATTGCGAGCTTGTGGATGTGGGTCTGGGTCCGTGCGAAGTAACCAGAGATCCCAGTCCTCTGTGGGTCCCCTTCCTCTAGCTTATCACAATGCTTCTCGTACCAAGATTCGCCAAATTGGTATGCCTCCTCGGTTAGTCGAAATTCCCCCTTCAATTGTGATATTTCCTGTAGGTCATGGACGAGCTTAAGTTTCAGTGTCTCTAGCTGTGCAGGGACAATGAGTCTCTGTGGATAAGCAATCCGTCGTTTCTTCTTATACCCGAACAGCCAGATACAGCGAGATGAGAACCCTCCGTCGATCAGTGCGCGGGGGAGGTTATCACTCAACCAGGCCGGCGTAGTACACCCGAGGATATTGAGCCATGGGTTAATGGCCTCTGACTTACCAGCACCCATAGTCCGCCGAGCGAAGTTGCCAATTCTCCCGTCCCATAAATCTACGAGGAGATCAAGGAAGTCTGTGTCCTCAAAGTTAATAAACGTGCCGAGCTCTGAGACAAAGAATGTCAGGCAACTCATTTGATGATAATCCCCGTTGTCAAAGGGGACAGCTTCACTTACCTCTGTAAGCTCTGCTATCAATGATTGCCACGTCAGGGAGTCGGGGCCAAAATGAACCCCAGATATTTCTCGGAGAAAGTCCTGTCCAATATGAATGGTTGTGGACTTCGTTACAATACCAGGCGGGGCGATGAAGAGGATGTAGAAATTGGGAGTCCACTGGAAGTACCCCATGTTTATCCACGTCTTTCTCCTCAATGCTGCAGCTATGACACCTACACCAGTCCAGAAGTGGAAGTGCTCTGGAGCCTCGTTGAAGTGGTTGTAGTCAATGTAGTGCTTGAGCCAGTCATCGAGTAGCCTCATTCGTTACCTCTAGTGTAGATGGAGTAGTTAACGACATGTTAACGTGGTACTTTTCCATATGCGCCCAATTAGTCACACCCACCTTGCAATCCGCAGGAATGATGAGGGGATCTTGATAAGGCACAACCACGTTGTTGAAGAAAGAGAAAATAGTAGCTACGCTGTAGTGAAAAGCCTCCCTCCGAATCTGCGTTACCACAGAGTCGTGTACCTGCATGAGGAGCTGAACATTGTTGTCATGCGTCGCCTCATATCTATCGTAGATCTGGCGAAGCACCTTGTTAATGACAATTGCCACTGTGGATTGGGGTGTCCAGGCCAGAGCTTCTGGGAGAAGCCCCTCCGGTCGGTCGAAGTACATAATGCGGAAGCCGAACCGATTGCTCGTTGTCCGTGTGATTAGAAGCTGCTGTTCTACTCTTTTATGCCAGCGGTGTATGCCCGGATATGCCTCGAACCATCGACGCTGCGCAACCTCTGCTTGATGACGAGTAATACCACAGTTCCTCGCCATCGTATTAGCAGACCCTCCATAATTTGTACCATGAAGGAACATCTTTGCTTTACGGTAAGGCATCCCGGTTACCTTCGTGCCGACCTCCTTGTAGATGTTCACCCCCTTGTTCAACATCTGTTTCAGCTCGTTCTCCTCGCTCTCCCAGACAACTACCCGCAAATCGGCCTTTGATAGGTCAAACTCTGCCAAGACATACCCAGGATCGGGAAGGAAAAGCTCCCGCACATTCGGCATATCGGAGGGATAGGCATCCATGTCATCCTCTTCCATGTGCATCACATTCTGGAGATTTGTGCCATAACCCATAGGATTGGAGGAGGAATTGAAACGGAAAGTGATGGTGCCTACAGGGTTGTAGCTTGTATACAGGCGACCATCAGGTGTCTCGATGTCAACGAAATTAGATTTGACAAGGCGAAGTGACCTACTTTCTGCTAGCCTCTTGGTGACCGGGATGAGAAGTGGTTCCTTCTCCGCAATCTTAGCAAGTGCGCTGTCGTCAGTTGTAGGTGCCTTCGTCTTACGGTTGAGGATAGCAGGAATCTTCAGATCAGTGTAGAATAGAGTGGACAACTGTTTGGGGCTGTTGGGATTAACCTTGTGCCCGAAGATCTTCTCGAGCTCCGACCACCGTTTCTGTATTGCAACGTCCAAGCGGAAACTCATGTCCGCCCGAAGCTCTGGGGCGCTGTTCACCCCACGAAGCATCATGTGTAGGATGGGCTCGAACAAGGACATCTCGAAGTCGAGCTGTTCTTGCAACACGCTCTGTGCAATAGCATTACGAAGGCTAGCCGCGACTTCCCAAGTGTATACGCAATCTTGGCAGTTGTAGTACCATAGATCACTGTCTCGCTGATAGCCTTCCCAGTTCTTGTAGTCATGCTTCCAATAGCGATAGAACTCGCAGTGGAGGGAAGCTAGATAGTCCAATGACTTCGGCCGGCCGGGGAACAGAACCCCTTGCGCAATCATGGTGTCAAAGGACGGGATGACTTTGATACCCCACCGCCATGCAAGATAGAAAGAGTCATACAACATATTTTGGTTGATGACCTTCCGCTTCTCAAACGCTCGGCGAATTGCTCCAATAACGGCTATTTCATCCGCTGCACTCCAATATGAACCACCCCTATCTATGGAAGTAATTGGGATGCACATAGCTTCGGTCTGGGATCGTCCAATACCTATGCACTTAATCTGACGACCACCAGTTTCGATGTCACAGACTACCTCCTGGGGAAGGTCATTTAGATATTTCATGACTTCCGACAGCGTAGGCTGCAGGTGAAACTTCCAGTTCGGCATCCGGATCTCTCGGAAGTGTGACTCTTGTTCCGCCCGCCGAAGGTCCGCGATTGTGTCTACGCGGTCGGCGTACGAGCGTAGGACGAAAGAGGGATGGAATGTTGGGATGACCTTCGGACCCTCTACCAGGGTGCAGGGCAAGATACTCCCCCGCCAATTTGTCACGCCGAATTCTCCAGTGAGTGCCCAAAGCGGTGTGTTGCCAAGGGCAATAATCACAGCTGGGTTGACTCGTCGTATAGCGGCCTCGAGATCACGGATGCCCTCCGTTACTTGAGGGGCAGCGTAACGGTCGTTGAATTTGGTAAGGGGAAGGATGCCTTCCTGTTTTGTCTTGATCCACACACTAATGTCGTTGAACTGTGGTCTGTAGTTACAGACATTGGTGATGTAGCACTGCTCGCGGAAGATGCCAGCCCCTCGAAGCATCCTATCAAGCTCCCACCCACAGGTTCCCACGAATGGTTTTCCATGTAGCTCTTCTTCTGCACCTGGGGCTTCCCCCACTATCATAATAGCCGCGTTGAGTGGTCCGGTTGGAAGGACTTTTTTAAGCATTGAGCCTCCCACTCGCGATAGCGAAAGCCGCCGGATCATTGTCAAAGCCAATGGCTCGGAGGTTGAGGGCCCTGGCAGCCTCGAACACTACCCCGCTTCCGCAAAAAGGGTCAAGGACTACACTACCTGGGATAACACTTCGCAGGAGCAAGTCTCGATAAAGATCCACGGGTTTTTGTGCTGCATGGATCTTATTCACAACCGCCGGATACACCAGCACATCGGAGTAGACGCCAGTCACCATCCGCTTCCCGCGATTGGCAAATATGATTGTCTCATAGTTGCGGCGTGGACCATAGTGTGGCTTTGGAGTATAGCCAGTGTTTTTCACCCAGACGAGAGGACGGTTCCACACTTCCCAGTCGTTGAGCTCGAGGATCTCCCTAATCTCTATCCAATGACTCAAATCGCAGAACATATAGAGGTGCGCTTGTTCCTTACACACTGCGGTTAGGGCGGTGATTGTGTTGGCGAGGAGGGACTCCGTTTCTTCCCATGAGTCGGAGTAGTTATGCGTCTCGATGACAGTCTCTACACCAAACTCTCCCGCATTAATCCCATAGGGAGGGTCGGTGATTACCACATCCACCGAGGCTGGAGTAACAAATTGCTTGATCCCCTCGACCGCATCTATATTCTCCAGTATGTGGGTGGAGGATACTGGCACAATTTTCTTGGCCATCGCCGTGCGGAACTCGGTCTCAAGTATGCGAGTTAAGTTCTTCATTGCCTGGGCTTCGCTCGAGGCAGACGCTACCTCCGGTCGGTTCAGGTTTTCTGCAAGCAGTGTTCGATTCCGCACGACTGTGGGATTCAGGGTGGCACCTCCCCGCTCCCTAATCTCCTCCACCGTCTTCACGGCGGTCCAATTCGGGTCCGCCTCTTTTCGCATCTTGTGTAGCTCGGCGGTTGCCAGCGCTGTCTCCTTCCAGGATAGATCCACGCGGCGGAGGTTCTCCTCAAGCTCAATCTCCTTTGCCATAATGGGATCGATGTTCTCGAAGAGGGTATAGGGCATCATGCCTGGTGGCACCCCTGGGATGGCACGGCCTGTGGCGTGGAGCTGTTTGATTGCCCTCATTCGCCGTTCGCCGGCCATAAGTAAAAAGCCCCCATTTCCATCTTCGCGGACCACGGGGGGATGGAGGACACCGAATTGTGCAATGGACTCGGCGAGGTTGTCAATCTCCTTCTGATCAAAGACCTTTCGATGTCTGCCTTCTTCAATCGTTACCTGGGAAATTTGAGCGAGCATTGATTCTCCTATCTGAACAGTGATGGGGCCGATTTCCGCTCGGCCCCAGGCGGCTATGTGCTCAACTTACAGCTTCGCAACGTTCTTGACTTCGGCAAACACGTTGCCCTTATCATCCTGGCGATGGGTCACCAGAATCCGTGCCACGTTGCCAACGAGCTGTCCAAAGTTCCAGGGCTTTCCCGGAGTGTTCTGACCAAACACTTCTCGAAGGCGGCCCAGTCCGACGTTCATACCCTTACCCATATCAAGGTTGCCATCGGGGGTCGTGTCAAGCCAAATGTCCTGCGAGACTCGCGACTGGTCCCGTCCAGTCACCTCCTTGATTCTCCCATCAGAATCCTCTGGAGCCCAAGTGAGCCGCAAGATGGCCCTCTCCTCTTGGTTCTTGGTCGTAATGGACCGAATCTCCATCTTCTCCACACGCGCGAGGTATTCGCCTTCGGGTACTGGAGTGGATTGCGTGGAGTTCGCATCCTCGAAAGTCGTTGCCAGCATCTTGTTCCAGTCAAACATTTTCTTGTTTCTCGCTTTCGTAAGTGTTACTTGTTTTGTCCCGATTGCCAGTTGACCGGGGGTTTTGTGCCAAGGACGCCACCCTTGGCTTTCCACTGTTCCATCAGAGGCCCGAAGCTTGGCGGGAGCTTGGGTCGAATAGGGAGGAATGCTCCCTTCAGATCCACTCCGGCCTCTGCGGTTGACCAACTGAACTCTGTGCCTTCCTTCTTTGCGAGGACCACGTCCCCGAAGTTGGGAGGGATCATTGGGGCGAGCTTGCGCCCCAATGTTGAAACCATAGTGCGGGAGGCTCCAGTGAGCTCGTCAATCTCCCGCTCAATGTGAGTCACGAGGACGAAGTGACAGAACGTTCCAGTGACAAGGGTGTCCACGAACTCCTGCACCATAGTCATGCTCACGCCCCAATCGGGCTGTGTGAGCACGGGCTTGCCACCAGCCTTCAGCTTCCGGGCCATCTTGCTGATGCCCGTGAGCCCGTCTACCCAAAGAATCCGATCAGTTCCCCAGGTAGCTACGTCACCGAAGGATTTCCCGTGCTGGTCAACAAAGTTGTTGCAAAGCCCGAGGATATCAATGAACTGGGTGTACTCATTTCCCGCAATCTGGTTCATCTTCTGGAGGGACTCGTTGCTCATTTGGTTAACGAGCTTCGCCGTCTGCATCAGGCCGGACCATGAATTGGCGGCGGGAGCGATGTAGCGGAAGTGGATCTTGTCCAGCACCTCTTGGCCAAGGACATCATAGCGTGGCTCGGTGAAGATGGCGAATACCTCGAGGCCTTGGTCAAGAAGGGTCTTGATGGAGGTAGTCTTTCCCGCCCCCGTTGTGCCCATGAGGAGGACCTTCCATCCAGGGAGACTCATTGATTGTCCTCCTCTTCTACGTAGGTCATTCCCTTACGGAGAGTTCTATCCAAGGTTTCCAACTCCTGTAGCCGCGTGGTCCAATAGCCGACGGCTTTTCCGACTCGTGAGTCCAGGGCATCCTTAAGATTACGTTCAATCTCGGCACGTCGGCTCATTATCGCATGATCGAGGTTTATCGATTCGTCAATTGTAAGTTCCGCAGTATATCGGATCTTCATTCCTCATCCTCCTCATCCTCATCCTCATCCTCATCATCGTTTTCTTCAAAATAAGTCCATGCTCCACAGATGCACTTATCAATCGGGTGTCTACACTCCTCGCAGAGTGGAAGATCGTCTTTTTTCTTTACTTGGTCAATCACAGTTCTTCCTCTTTCTCAAGTGGGTTCCAATTATTTGGCACAAACATACCAGCCTCGGGTGCGAGCCAGGGCTCGTAGTTTTGCACCTTGCAAAGCTCGGTGAAGGGGCACCCTCCGTAGGCTACGCAGGAGTCCCCGAGGTTCCAGTCCCAGATGCCAGACTCCCAGGCTCGGATCATCCTCTCGATGTCCCGAATGGTCTGCTCGTACCAGCGATCTATTCTCCACGCAGGGAGGGGTAACACGACCTCCGCGTGCTCAATCTCCGTGAGCTTCATGGCTGTGCCCCGCACAATGGTCCCGGAGACGGGAATTCCGTATTGCCGACAGGCCCAGACATACCCCGTGAGCTGTGCGCGGAGGGACCACTTTGAAGCCCAGGTTTCTTGAAAGTACTTCGTGGTCTTCTCATCCACTGCGAAGAGCACGTCGTTGTACTTCCCGATCCAGTCCATGCGCCCGGCATAGAGGATTGGGTCGCCGGACTCTGGGTGCTTGATCGGAAGATCAATGGCGAAAGAAAACTCCGCGAGGAGTTTCCCCTGCCACTCAGCCACCTGGACGTGATCCGTCCACATGGGCCAGCGGTCCAGGTAGCTAACAAAAGCCGCACTTGTGCGGTCCCAGGATTTGTGCCGGTGGCGATCGGTAACCTCGTGGTCACCATAGGCTTTCCATAGGGCAATGAGTCCCTTTCGGGAGGACTCACGCTCACAGAAGCCTCGGTCCGCCCCCTTCCGCCGAAGGTCGTAGAAGGTTTTCCGTGCTACTTCCAGGCCCTTGGCAAAGGCCCCTCCCGCATTGAAGTGAGGATTGCGTCCGGCCGGGGCTATCCGCCGCATGTAGCTCAGGAAGAACTGCTGCGGGCAGGCACGGAATGTGTGGATCATCGAGCTGTCCAGGATGGTGGGGAAGGGAAAGGGTGTCATGAGTTCTCCAGGATTGGGCGGATGAAGTCCTGGGAATAGCTATCTGAAACCATGATCTTCCGCGCAAGTGCAATGGTCATCCTCACGTCGGCTAGGGCGTCATGGGCTCCATCCGTGGGAATGGCGTAGCGATGGCAGGTTTCTGTTAGCTTAAGCGATGGGGCGATCTCGCCGAGGCGAAGGGCGTCCCACGCGGCAAGCTGGAGCACATCCAGCGTTCGGTAGTGAGCGGGATAGAAGAGGCCAAAGTCTCGAAACGCAGCCCGGAGACGTGGGCTATCGAAGGCCTCGGTGTTGTAGCCTGCCAGCTGCGCTAGGTAATAGGTGCTTCCACGCTTGCTTTGCATAGGAATGGATGTGAAGGCCCTGATCCATGTAGCGAAGTCTGCGAGCACTATGGACAAGGGTTTGGCTTCGTTTTCCCACCTCTGCGGGTCGTAGTGGTTCACTTCCAGGGCCTTGGGCTCGGCCTGAGCTTCGTCAAACTTTATTAGGCTGTTGAATGAAGGGAGCTGTTCCTTCCAGTCTGGGAGGCTGACTGCTACTGCACTGAGCTGGATGAGTGGGGCGTCTGGGTCCAGCCCGCCCGTTTCCAGGTCGAAAAAGACAAGTGGCCGTGCCATCACAGTTCCTCCAGGCTTGTCATCAAGTCCTTCATCTTCTCCGGGCTCAAAGTGCCGGGCTTCATCGCCTTGGACTTTACCTTGGATTCTTTGACCTTTGGTGCGGCCACGCGACTGGTGCGTAGGAACTCAATGCAGCTCTGGAGAACGTCCAGTGGGATATCTTCCCCGGCCAGCACGCGTTGACGGATGCTGTTCACTTCTTCAAGAGTTAGATTACTCATTTGTTTGCTCCTTTGGATCTGAGGTTGTGGAAGTAGTGATAGTTAACGCATCATTAACTACGACTTGTCCAGCAAGCCACTGTCGTAGCAGACCTGTGACAAGATTGGACAGCGCCCCATAGCTAGGACGCATTGTGATTGGATCAATGAGGCGAAGTTCCACACTGGCCGCAACGCTGGTGGGTAGGGACAGTGTGACTTTCCTCGGTGGATCTTCTTTTGGTGGTCGGGCCATTGGTTCTCCCTCATCTTCTAGAATTATTACCCTGCCACAGTGACGGCAGTTTGAAACGCGGAGCTCCGTGATGTGGAGTCCTCCGCACTCACACACGATGTGCCAGGGCATTTAGCTCTCCAGAATGACCCCGGCGGCGGCAAGGGCGGCGCGAACGTCGTCGTTTCCGAAGCCCTTGCTGAAGATCACCTCGTTGTCCTTAGTACGGACGACGATTTCGCTCAGATAAGTGGGGTCTCCGTTCAACTCTTGCTCCCGCCGCCGCCACATGTAGTATTGAAGGCGGAGGCGTTTCGCACTTTCCGGGCTCTTCATGTCAAGGGAGATGGTTCCCTTTGACAGGGCGGCTTCGCTGATGGCTGCCATAGCAGCTACGTCGTATTTTCGATTGACTTTCTCGTTGTTCATTCCTTTCCTCTTTCAAATATAAAAGCTCGATCAACCAATCAATGCTTCCCACTGTCAGGCCTAGATCCGGCGGCCCGTGGTAGAGCTCGATCTCCTCAAGCTCTAGCCAGGCCCGCACAAGTCGCCGAAGCCATGGATCATCTTCCTCAGGCATAGCCCTGGCCACCGGCCTCATATTCTTCCTGGATGATTCCCGCTGCCTCGTCGGACATGGCGCCGAGGATGCGAGGGGGGAAGAATCCATCCGGGACGGGAGTCCAGTCTAGGGAACCGGGGAGCTTCCATTCCACGACTCGTGCCTCGAAGATTGCTCCTTCCGGCGGGTTTCCGTTGGAGGCGCGGACGGGCTTTTCGTAGGTACCACTGAGGCGGACAGGGATTGTGAAATGTCCGGCGTCGAGTTCCACGTCCATGTCTAGGTGGACAGTGTAGAGGCTGGTATTGAGGGCAGAGGGGATGGAGAAGGGAAGGCCGGGTGTGTATGCCTTGAACCAGAGGACGGCGGACAGGAGATCTGCGCGCTCTTGGGTGGTAGCGAGGGAGATTGCCTTTTGCAAATCGTTTTGCAGCAGCGCGCGGACGAACGCTGATTTGGGGGTTCGGCCGACGGTTAGGAAAAGCTCGACTTCTCCCCGCATGGAGGGCGGGAGAAGGTTGAACGGAAGGTTCTTTGGAAGGGAGGTCATTACTGTACCTTCCCTTTATTGGAGAGGTAGGAACCAAGCGCTCTGGGAACCCTTTTCACTCCATCTGGACCCATGACTCGAATCTTTTCCAGAGGGACTCCGATTATCCCGGACAGGCTGATGAGTTCTTCGAGGGATGGCTCGTAGAGATCTGAATATTTAGCGGTTTCGGGGGCGGGTTCGGGTTCTGGGCCGGAAAGCTCTTCTAGGATGTTCCCCATGGCGAGTTTCAAGCAATTGATTGAACGATCAATCAGGTCATCCACCATGCTATGGGCATCTGTGTGATGATACCCCTCTTTTGTGAGGAACAACCAATCCAATAGGGCCGTTAGCGCTTGCGGAATGGCTACCACCATATTTGCGGCAATCTGGCTTCCGCAGATGGCTACCAGTGCTCCGTCTCCTGTTACGACCTTTATCCGGCCGTTTGTCTCGTTCTTTTCCACTCTCATGGAAAAGACCTGCTTTTCTTCAAATGGCATTTCTTGTCTCTTTTCTCCGGGCTCTGCCCGGTCTTTGCAGGGGACCTGGGAAGTCTCCTTGGGTAGGGGATCGAGCCTTGGGTGACCCGATCCTCTACCCAAAGGGCGGTTATGAACCGCCACCTTGGGGAGACACCCCCTTGCGGGGAGCTTGGTGCCTATTCCCCCCACCAGATTTGGAGGAGGAGTAGGATGATTCCGAGGGCCAGCAGTGCGCCGGCCCAATCGATGAGGGTCTCTTTAGTCTTGGGACTCATTGGAGGGCTCCTCCTGGGCCATCGCTTCCTCAATGGTCATCTGGGGCGACGGCCCGTCGAAGGTTGAGGCAAGGCAGATTGCAATCGCCTTGTTGGAGGCGGAGAGCTGGAGTGTTCGCAATTGGTCGATGCGGCGCTGGATCTCCGCCACATGGCGGAGGGTAGTTTGCAGTTCCCCGAGCCGCTCGTAGCCACAAAGGAACTGTCGGTTGATGAAGGCCCCGGAGGGGGTGCGGAGGAATTGGGAGGACTTTCCCTCATTCCGCGGATTGGCGATGTCCACGGACACCTCGGTGTAGGTGCCATCGAGGGGCACTATTTTGAGGGCGGGACGCCAGGTCTCGGGGTTTGAGGGGTGGTAGTGCGGGTTGACGGCGGGGGCGTCTTTGCGCCCCCCTATGATTGTTGTGGGGCGGGAGGGAACAGACGTTGGCGCTCCGAGAAGGTCCAGATCGTCGTCGGAGATAGGGGAGCTCATAGAGCCTCCCCGCAGATGGAGTTCGGGGACTGGAACCACTCTTTGAGTGGTGTCTCGGATAGAGACTCTTCTTCGGATGTGTTGATTGGTATAAGGTAGGCTATATATACGATAGCCTGGGGGAGGAATTGCTCAACTGTCGCCGCTCCGAAGGACTCTTTGATAAGGTCCACTATTTCATGGACTAGCGTGATGGGAATTACCTCTCTCGTCCATACCGTGTAGACAGGATTTTCCTGTCCGTAGCCCTTCCAGCGAATGATCGGAGTATGGGGAGGAAGCATGCCTGCCTGTATCGGCATTGCGCTCAGAACGAGCGCCCGGCGTCCATTGTAGGAGAGGATATACGGGAGATTCTTCCCCGTGATTGCGTGGCCGTAATCTACGCTTCCCTTGTCCGGGGAGGCGTACCGCCCGGCGATCTTGACGCGGGCTCCGTTGGCCTCCATAACTAAATTGGTTGACGTTACGAGGGATTCAATCGTCCCTTGAAGGGTTCTGAATGCTGATTGATTCATGGTGTCTCCTAAGTGGCCTTTGGCCGTGCCTGGTGGTGATCTTGTCCACCATTGATCCCATCATATCACGGAATGAATAAAAATGCAATAGGTGCTTGATAAAAAAGTGGTAGTTAATGGAGTGTTAACGACGTAGTGTCAATCCATTTCCCCGTGTTCTCCGATTCAACCATTCCAACCGTGTCACGCGGTGTCGCTCCGCTATCCCTCCGTGAACACTCCGAAAACCCTCCGTGTTCTTCGATTTCGGCCGACCCCCCATACCCATGGCGAGGGGGAAGTGGTAAGCGGAAATGAAAGTGGTGGTTTATCTTATAAGGAAAAAAAAAAAATGAATAAATATACAAGCATATGTATAAGTATTCAACTCCCCTTAGTCATTAACTACCACCTTCATTTTTACTTAGACATTAACTACTACCTTCATTACTCACTACCACTTTTTCGGTCGGGGGTATGGGGGGGGTGGCAAAAATCGGAGAACATAGAGGGTTTTGGGAGGGATTTGGGAGATAACTCGGAGGAACACCGTAGGGAACATAGGGAATCGGGAACGTGGGAAATGGCGGGAACCGAAGAACATCCGCCTATGGCGGGCCGAACCCGTAGGACATAGGGATGGATAGGACGCCGACCGGCGATGCCACCACGGGCCACCTACGGGCCGCGCGGGGCATCGTGGGGTGGCGTACCGCCGGACAGGATGGGCGGGAAGGCGGGCGGACAAAGAAAAACCCCACCATGGTGGGTTGCCATGGTGGGGTGGTGGGTTGCGGGACGCCGGACGGCTAGTTGCCGTCCACGATGGATTGGCCGTCCATGATAGCCTTGACGGCCCGCACGATGCACGCTCGTTTGCGGGCGATTGGCCACAATTGATCGCTGTCACGGATCTCGGACATTTGGCTATCGAGGTCAAGGACAGCCCGCAACAGCAGTTCCTTCAGGGCATGGGCGTCTTCGATCGAGAGGACGGCTTGAATTCTTACTTGCATATTGTCTCCTTTGTCGTCCCTTGGCATGACCCAGACCGCGCCGCGTGGAGGCGGGACGTATTGCGGCCCTAGGGCGGGATGGACCCGCCCCGGTGACGGACTAGAGTCCATCGATCATGTCGTCGCCCGTGGGGGCGACGGATTTGCCCTCGGTCTTGATCTTGGCCAAGGCAACTGCAACCGCCGGACGCGCTCGCAATGCGGAACGTTGTTCCTTGGACAGGCCCTTGACATAGGCCAGCACATCCTCGTAGTTCTTGGTCTGGCCCTTCTCCGCCCAGGCCATGACCATAGCGCGGGCCAGTTGCTCGATGGTGCCTTCTGCGGCAGGACCACCCTCGCGCTTGGAATTGAATTGCCCGGCCAATAGCTGGTCGGACACCTTCTGCCAAAGGCCTTCGGCCTCGTCAGGGCTGCCCGCCCCGGCGTAGCAGTCGCGGAGCTTTTGCTCCGCACCATGCAGCATCAAGCGATGTCGGATTTCATCCGAGCACCGAGAGACATCGAACGTTCGGATATTACCGTTTGAGAAGGTGAACGTGAGGACGCTACCTTCGACTTCTACAGCGGCTTTCGCCACGCGCTTCTTTTCGACTTCCATAATTTTCTCCTGTCAAGGATCTGCCGCCCGGCCCGCGATTCCCGCGTCGGCCATCCCGGCGACAATCCCATCATGCGGCATCTGTTTGCGTGAGTCAACTAGGATTTTTCCTAGTGAGCCACTTTTTCTAGTACCACGTCCCATAGGATTTTTCCTAGGATGGCTTGCCGGCCATTGGTGTCGGCCGACGGGACGGTGGGACGGTGAGACGCTGTGGTTAACGGTGCGTGAAGGACGTGGTTTTCCGGCCGGCGCGGTGCATCATATATATGATGGCACGCCGCCCATCGCAATCGCCCTGGTCGAACTTGGGTATGCCACCCCTTGGGTGGTGGTGGCTTGGCCTTCTTTAATACCTCTCCCCCCGGTCGCATGAGTTTAGAATTAAGGTAGTAGTTAATCCCACTTAGTTAACACAACTACAAGCTCAACCCGCCTGTTGACACAGTTAGGGCGTGTGGTAGGATAGGGTAGAACGGGAGACTTGTATGGGCACGACGCCCGCCGACGCACAGGCCATTTCGAGAATCAATCATCGCCATGAGGCGATTATTCTCTGGCTCCTCACGTACCCGGATCGGACGTTGGGAGACTGCGCGGCGTACTTCGGCTACACGCAGCCGTGGCTTAGCCGGATTATCCACACAGATATGTTCCAGGCAGCCTACCGAGCGAAGGCTGAGGAGCTCGGCACCGCGACAATCCACACGATTAAGGACAAGCTGACTAACCTCGCAGCTATTACACTGGAGAAGGCGACGGAGCGTATTGAGTCAGGTGTGGCTTCGGAAAGGTTCCTCGGGGAAACAATGCGAGGGACGCTTAGTGCGCTTGGCTATGGATCGGCTCCCGCCCAGGTGGATGCGCGTTCACAGAATCTGCATGTGCATCTTGATGCGGAGACAATCATTGCGGCGCGGGAACGGGCAGCTCAAGCTCGGTCCGGGTCCACACCGCTGAAGGATGGGGTCATCACCACGAAGGCTACGCCTTTACCTGCGAGCGAAGAGGAGAACGCGGCATGAGTCTTCAGCCGGTTGCGATCTCTGAGCTTGTCGAACTCGGTGCAGTTGACCCCATTCTTTTCTGTTCCTCATTCTTCCCCCGCACGTTCCGCCAATCGTTTGCTACCTTCCACCCGGACATCTGGAACCTTCTTGAAGACCGTTCACATAGGTACGTTGCGCTGGCCGTGTTTCGCGGGGGAGCAAAGACAACGATCCTTCGTACCTTCACCGCGAAGCGCATTGCCTACGGAACAAGCCATACGATCCTATTTGTCTCAGCGGCTCAGGAGCACTCGAAGAAATCCCTTGAGTGGCTTCGGCTGCAAGTCGAGACGAATCGACCATTCGCGCAGGCCTTTGGTCTCTCGAAAGGGAAGAAGTGGACGGATGAGTTGATTCAAGTTCGCTCTGAGATTCTTGGCTCGACGAGCACAGTGATCGCCCTGGGCATCACGGGGCAAACTCGAGGGATCAATGTTGCAGACTACCGACCGGACCTCATCGTGGTGGATGATCCCTGCGATGAGGAAAACACGGCTACTCCAGAGCAAAGACAGAAGATTAACGACTTGTTCTTTGGCGCGGTGGCAAAGACGCTGGCACCCTCTTCCGAGTGTCCGGATGCGAAGATGGTATTGCTTCAGACGGTGCTCAATGGAGAGGACCTGATCTCGCGGTGCCTGGTCGATCCGAGTTGGGCATCCCGCAGCTATAGTTGCTTTGATGAGAATGGACGGTCTACGTGGCCGGAGCGGTTCTCGACAGAGATGCTTCAGGAAGAGAAGGCTGCGCATATAAAGCGCGGGCAGCTTCCCTTGTGGCTTCGGGAGATGGAATGTAAAGTGGTCTCCTCTGAGACCTCCACGTTCCGCCCAGAATGGCTTAAGTATTGGGATATCTTGCCGGAGGGTATGGCAGTCTTTATTGCTATTGACCCTGTTCCGCCGCCCTCTGAGAGGGAACGGGCTACAGGTTGCAAGAACAAAGACTTCGAGGCAATTGCGGTGGTGGGGGCGTTTGGCGGGCAAAGATTTCTGCTTGATTACTCATTGTCTCGGGGGCACACCCCTGAGTGGACGGTGACAGAGTTCTTCCGCCTAGTGGACAAGTGGCACCCTCTCAAGGCAAAGATTGAGGGTGTGGCATATCAACGCACGCTGAAGTGGCTCTTGGAGCAGGAGATGAAGAAGCGGGGGCGGTTTATTCAAATCGACGCTGTGACGGATCGGCGGAAGAAGGCACACCGGATTACGCAGGCTTTTTCCGGCGTAGCCTCTAATGGAATGTTTGCCATTCATCAGACTCACCGGGAGTTCTATGAGCAGTTTGTGTCCTATCCGAACGTGGCTCATGATGACCTACTCGATGCTGTAGCAATGGCTATGCCGGATGTGACGGAGGCGGTAGGGCTTCCTGCGCTCCTAGCAGGGGCGGAGATGATGGAAGGCCTGCCAGACTCATGGAGGGTCGCACCGTAATGCCACTGCATAAGGAACTTGTATATGGGTCAGATCAGCATGGAAAGATTAGGGATGCAGTGCTTGCTCGGTATAGGATTAGTCGGAACAAGATGTCCCAGCGGCAACAGGCGTGGATAGAGGCAGAGGACCTCTATTTGAGCTATGTGCCGGAGAAGGATGAGGAGCAAGCTCGTAAGACGAAGCAGAAACAGGGAGAAATAACGTTCTCTCAAATTGTTATTCCGTATAGCTACGCTACGTTGCTTGCCGCACATACTTATTGGTCCAGTGTGTTTCTTGGGCGGGACCCGGTTATACAGTTTACAGCACGGCATGGAGAGACGCACCAGAAGGTCCAGGCAGTTGAGGCTGTGATGGACTACCAAGTTCAGGTAGGGCGGATGATGATTCCCCTCTACCTGTGGTTGTTGGACACGGGTAAGTATGGGATAGGCGTATTGGGACACTACTGGACAGAGGAGATAGCTACAATCTCCGAGATTCAGGATGTGCCAGAGACGCTCTTTGGGATCAAGACCGGGAAGTTAAAGAGGCAGTTAACATCACGTCAAATACGTGGTTATTGCGGGAATCGTCTCTTCAACGTCCGCCCCTACGACTTCTACCCGGATCCAAGGGTGTCTATCACTAACTTCCAGGATGGTGAGTTCTGTGCTCGTGTCGTGGAAGTAGGGTGGAATGCCCTGAAGAAGAGCTCGGAAGACTACTTCAACCTGGACGTGTTGAAGGATAGGATTCGGAGTGGTGAGTTGGTGCGGGTGGATGGGAGCCCACAGATTGAGCTGCCGGACTCCTACCTCGGTAGAGGGTATGGTTATGACGGGAAGACCACGGACAATGTCCCAGTTATTGAGATGGTCTGGGATTTGATCCCAGAGGAGTGGGATCTAGGAGAGTCGAAGTATCCAGAGAAGTGGGTGATCTCCATCGCTGGGGATGTGATAATTGGATGCCGCCCTCAGGGGATGCACCATAACCAGTTCCCGTATTCCATCCAGACTTATGAGATGGACGGCTATAGCCACACACTCCGCGGGATGTTGGAAGTGATTTCCCCACTCGCCAAGACGCTGGACTGGTTGATGAACAGCCACATGTTCAATGTGAGGAAGAGCCTCAACGACCAGCTTGTAGTGGACCCTTCAAGGATCGTTATGAAGGATCTGCTTGATGGAGGGCCGGGCAGGATGATCCGTCTCAACCCAATGGCCTATGGGACAGACCCAAGGGCTGCGATTTCTCAACTCCCCATTGTCGATGTGACGCGGCAGAACATCTCGGACGCGCAGATAATTATGGACATGATCCAGCGCACGGTAGGCGTCACTGATAATATCATGGGGATGGTGAACTCCGGGGGAAGGAAAACGGCGACGGAGGTTAGAACCTCTACGTCCTTCGGTATGAACAGGCTCAAGACGTTCACTGAGTACAACAGCTCAATGGCTTGGTCTCCGCTCTCGCAAATGATGCTGCAAAATACGCAGCAATATTACGATGAGGCGAAGATGTTTAAGATCGCAGGGGATCTTATGCGAGGAGACCCGACGTTTCTCACTGTGAACCCAGATGACATTATGGGATTCTATGACTTTGTGCCGGTGGACGGGACAATGCCGATTGATCGATTCGCCCAAGCTAATTTGTGGAAAGAGATTCTAATGGGTCTGGCGCAGGCTCCGCAGATCGCTTCGCAGTATGATGTGGGTGGAATCTTCTCATGGATGGCACAACTAGCTGGGCTGAAGAATATTACCCAGTTTAAGATTGCGCCAGATCAAGCGGTTCAGCAAATGGCTCAGGCGGGAAACATTGTTCCTACCGGAGCCATTGGACCTACAGGAGGACCTAGTGGAGTCAACGTCGCAAATGGAGCTGGAGGATCTCCAGCAGTACAAACGCGATCTGGTCTCACTATGTGAGCATCCAGGTTGGAAGAAGATTCAGGGGATGCTGGATCAGCAGAGCCGCCTGAGGCGGGTACAAGTTTTTCAGATCCAGCCAGCGGGGCTGGATGATGCGTTTAAGATTACGAGGCTGCAGGGTGAGGTTGCGGGTCTTCAGTTTGTAGCTTCGTTAGTGGACCTGCTAGTGCAGGACCTGACAACGGAGATTGAACAACGGCTGGAGCAAGAACGGGAGGTAAGTAATGGAACAGAATACGATGAGCACTGAAGTGGTTGCGGCAGATCCCGCGGCTACAGAAACAGAAGACTTTGCGGCATTGTTGGACGATTCGAGTAGTGATGATGGCAGTGAAAGCTCGCTAAGCGAAGATTCATCTAGCACAAGTTTGGAGGGGACGCCAGCACCCGTTGCTCCCGACAACGGTTCGGGGGGAGAGGCTTCGAGCGCGGTTCCTCCTGTCGCCGAGCCAGCGCCTCCCGTCCCTCCGACTCCGCCGGAGGCCGTACCGGTTGCGTCGTCTCCTACGCAGCCAAGTGCGGCCCCGGCGGAGATGACTGCCCAGGACTTGGGGCAGATGCGGGAGAACCTGGTTGCGGAGATCGCGTCCAAGTATGCGATGCCGGAAGAGGTGAAAGAAAAGTTTTTGATGAACCCGGAGCAGGTGCTGCCCACGATGGCAGCCAGGCTCTATGTGGATGTATATGAGGCGGTTCTGCAGACTGTTCAGGCACAGATCCCCTCGTTTATGAATGTGCGTGAGCAGCAAGTGAGGATGTCTCAGCAAGCCGAGTCATCATTTTTCCAGCGATGGCCCGCGCTGAAAGATCCTAAGTACGCTAATGATATTGTAGCGATGGGCAGAGCTTATCGCCAACAAAATCCACAGGCGTCATTTGAGCAGGCTGTGGAAGCTGTTGGGGCAATGGTGTCAGTGGCTAAGGGAGTTCCCCTTCCCAGTCAGGCGCAGCCCTCGCAGTCTCCTCAAATTCGACCGCCAGTTCCGGTTGGTCCTGGGGCTTCCAGGGCATCGGTTCCAATGAGTCAACCCCAGAAAAACTTCTGGGAAGAAACATTTTCTGAATGAGGTGAATTGTTATGCCGGCCTTTGCAGGACTTCGTGGTACTGGTAGTTGGGGACCTGATGAACGTCCCAAGAATTTCCGGGAGGGTATCCTTTGGGCGCGGCCTAATGGGAGTGCCCCCTTGCTTGCCTTGACATCCAAGGCGAAAAGCCAATCGACTGACGACCCAGAGTTTGCTTGGTGGGAAGAGAGGTTGGAGCCCGTCCGTGTGCAGGTGAATTACACCACGGGCTACACTTCCTCGGACAACACTATTGTGGTTGCAGAGGGCGGCCTGAAACTTATCCCTGGTGATGTGTTGCAGGTGGAAAAGACAGAGGACGCTGCGTACACGAATGAATTTGTCGAAGTGTCGAGCGTCACTAGCGACACGGTTATTGTAGTTAAGCGTGGAGTTGCAAACACTGCTGCCGCAGCGATTGCCAACTCTGTGTATCTGACGAAGCTCGGATCGTCATTTGAAGAAGGTGTCGGAGGCCCCTCTATTAGCTTCCGTAATCCGACAAAGCTAAGTAATTACTGCGAGATCTTCAAGACGAAGGTTGGTATCACAGCTACGGCGGACAAGACCAGAGCGAGAACGGGTGACGCATGGAAGAATGATAAGAAGAGGCAGGCGTATTATCATTCTGTCTCGATTGAGATGGCCCTGCTGTTTGGCAAGGCCTATGAAACCACTGGTCCTAATGGACGGCCGAAGCGCTATACTGGTGGGCTTCGCTCGTTCCTGTCCACCAATGTTACTGTCTTTACTACGACGCCGACGGAAGATACTTTCCTCAACGCCGTCTATGGGGTGTTCAACTACAATACCGATAGTGGCGCGGGGGATGAGAGGATCGTGTTTGCCGGAAACGGATTCTTGAACAGCCTAAACAAACTCGCTAAAAACTCTCCGAGCACACGAATTAACTTCGACGGGCAGTTGGATGTGTATGGGATGAACCTACAAAAGTGGATTCTTCCTCAAGGTACACTTGGTGTGAGGACGCATCCTCTCCTCAATAACCACGGCCGATATACCTACTCGGCGTTCATCATCGATCCTACGAATCTTAAGTATCGCTACCTGCGAGACACGACATTCAAAGACAATACACAAGCTAATGACCAGGATGGGCGGGAAGGTATCTGGCTCACGGAGGCGGGGCTCGAAGTCAACTTCGAGTACACCATGGGCTACATCGGTAACTTCATCGTGTAGAGAAGAAGAGGGGCTGTGGCTCAACTAGTTGTTGGAGTACTAATTCCGAGTGGAGATTCGTGGAAGGCTAAGATGGGTATGTCCCTGCTTGGCATGACCATGCACTTCTATACGGTGAAGTATCTCCTCAACGGGTCACAGGCACTTTTCTTTCACAATAAGCGGGGTAGCATTCTCCCGCAAATTCGTCAGAAGTTGGTGGAGGAGGCTCTTGCAAAGAAGCCTTCTCCCACCCACTTGTTGTTTGTAGACTCTGACCAGAGTTTCCCTCCAGATACCCTTCATCGAATGCTAGCTCACGATGCTCCAGTGGTTGCGTGTAATGTTGCGACGAAGTCTCCGATATCTGGGCCAACAGCAAAGCTGAAAGGGAAGAATGGAGGGGAACCTATTTCAGTTTACTCGAAGCCGACCAGCCCGGCCCTTGGAGAAGTGTGGCGGGTTGGGACGGGGATTATGCTTGTGAGGGCGGATGTTTTTCTGGACTTGCCGAAACCTTGGTTTAATGTTACTTGGCGTGAAGACATCCAGGACTTTGTTGGTGAGGATTGGTGGTTCTGCGAGCTATTGGAGAAAGCTGGGATTCCGATTCTGGTAGATCATAGACTGAGCCTAGAGATCGGCCATGTTGGAGATAAGGAATACAAGCACGAGGATGTGAGGGAACGGTAATGGGAACGGGAAACTTCTTGTCAAACCCAATGGGGCAGAATTCGTATACGGGTGATCCGTATGCCCTTAATCCGAAACAGTATGCAAGTCCGCAAGGTACACAGTTTGCACTCCAGCAATTACAGAGGGTACTTGGACTTTCTCCCACACCATATGCTGTTGCTCCGACAGCTGGACCTTATTCAACCCCTGGTGCAATGGAGGTTCTTCCGGAGACGACAGCTCTTGATGGAACTCCATTGGGTGGCATGAATCTCGGTGCCGTGGCAAATATTTATGAGTCGTATCCTTCTGGTGTTGCAGACCAAGTGCTTCGTGATTCGACTCCGGCAAGGGTTTTAGCAGCTTCTCCACAGCAACAAGTCTCTACTCCTCAAGTGGCATCGTCGCAGGTAAGTAACACTGCGGCTTCAGCGGGAGCGCCGAATGGGTCTAGTACAAGCCCGAGCGGACTCCCGCTATCTTTTTCTGCTGACTTGCTGGGTAGGGCATTACCTGGAAACACTTCATCAATCCCGAATCCTGTTGCTCCGAAGGGATCAGCTTTTGTTCCCTCTAGTGGCCAGTCTCAGAATATGGGCATTGCGCAGCTTAATAGGATAATGCAATGGCTTGCTAGCCAAGGAGTGCGCCTGTGACTCGGCAAGAAGCAGTGACGTTGATTGAGGGGCGATTGGGACAGCGCAATGGTCTATATCCGCGGATTGTCGCGGAGATTAGGGCGGCACAGGACTATTATGAGCGGCAGCCAGAACTTCCTTGGTTCCTACTAACGAAGGAAGAGATCATTGCGTCTACGGCACTTGTGGATTTCCCTACGGGATTCCTCCGGGAGACGAATGAGGATACTGGCTTGTGGGTAAGGGTTAATGATGTGCTGCTGCCATTGGGGAAGGATAATTACAGCACTTTGGCGAGGAGTGAAGATCTTCGCGGGACTGGTATTCCGCAGTTCTATTACACGGGCACTATTGGATACGAGCTGTTTCCAGAGCCCGATCAACCATATTCACTGGATGCTGTGTTCTTTAAGAAGGATAACCCGTTGGATGATGACTTGTCCACCAATTTGTGGTTGACGTACGCCCCGGAGCTCATTGTCTCAAGGGCAGGTTTTCAGATGGCACGATACCTCCGTGCTCCAGATCTGGCGCAGATCTTCATGGCGGATCTGGCAGAAGCAACAAAGAGTCTGTATTATGGGGGCGTTGCTCGGGATATGGGCGGCCGCTCATTGGTAATGGGAGGTTGATATGAGTCTTGAATCTAACGTTACTCAGATCTCTGATCTTAACGAGGCGTGGCCACTAAGCTCCGATCCTCGACACTACGGCGCCGACCACCTGCGAAATATTAAGATTGCGCTCAAGAGTCTATTGACAAATCCAGGGCAGTTAGGACAAAAGTTATATGCTGATGCCGAGGCTCCATCTGGTGTAACCATAGGTTCTACGAGTATCGGATTGGCGCACACACCTAGTCCAGCAGAAAGTCTGATCCTTGTGCGGAATGGAGTTGTTCTTAAATCCGGGCTTGATTTTACACTTGCTACGGCTACTATTACTTTGACAACTGCTATTGTTGCTGATGAATGGTTCTTGGCATGGTATAGGTATTAGGAGGAGAGAGATGAAGAAAAAACTTATTGCCGCCTTTTTCATGGGTGTATTGCTCGTGTTCGGGTATTTCCAGTCCGGCGGAAACATCCGCTACTTTCAGCTGTTTAGTGGTGATCGACAGGGAAATGGGACTAAGATTCAAATGATGACTGGCACCGTTTCCTCTGGTCATGTTGGTCAGTTCGATGCAAATGGAAACTTGATTGATAATGGAGAGCTGCGGTATTCACATATTACCTCAGATGATCGACAGGGTACTGGAGCTAAGATCCAAATGACTACGGGTACTGTTTCTCAAGGTCATGTTGGACAGTTTGACGCGAACGGAAATTTAGTTGATAATGGCAGTCTGCGGTATTCACACATCGTCTCGACTGATCGACAAGGAAGTGGTGTGCTGTTGCAAACTTCTTCAGGCTCTTTTACAAATGGTCATGTCCCGATGTACACGGCAGATGGGAGTTTGACTGATGGAGGAGTTACACCTACGCAATCAGGAATTCCAACAGGGGCTGTAATGTTTTTTAACCTGAGCTCTTGTCCATCTGGTTGGTCTGAGTTGATTTCTGCTCGCGGGCGGTATGTGGTGGGCTTGCCATCTGGTGGAACTTTGGCGGGTACGGTTGGTACGGCATTGAGTAATAATGAGAATCGCCCTGTGGGACAGCATACGCATACTGCTTCTGGTGCTAGTCATGACCACTATTATCAGATGCCAGTTAGCTATGTTGGTGTATCTTCAGGATCATCATATAATGTGCCGACTGGGACTGGCTCAACAAATACAAGTGCCTCGGCTGTAAGTGTTACCGTTGACAACGCCGGCTCTGTAGCCGGAACTAACGCACCGTACATACAGCTTCTTACTTGCCAGAAGCAGTAGAGGTAGTAGATAACACCACGTTAACGTGGTAGATAATCCTATGAAATTCTCCCCTCATTTTTCCGATCACGAGTTTATGTGCCCCTGCGGATGCGGACAGGCAAAGATGGACCCGCGGCTTATTGATGCGGCAGAGTCCCTCCGTAGTCTTGTGTCGGAGAGGATGGGAAAGGACACTCCGTTGTATGTGACACGACGGAGTGGGACGGGGATCTATGTGGGTGGTTTTCGCTGCCCCAAGGGCAATAGTGAGGTTGGTGGGGCTCCACAAAGCCAGCATCTCTATGGTCGAGGTATGGATGTGTATGTGATTGGGTTAAGTGGGGACGACCTGTATAAGATCGCCTCTACGGTAGCCGCCTTTCATGGATTCGGAGTTGCGAGGAACTGGATCCATCTGGATGTCAGACCGCAAGCTGGTCCGGTAAGGTGGCGATATGACGACTCGGGCAAAATAGTGCCTTGGAAAGAGGATGTTTATGAGAAATGAATACTCGAATGTGAAACAAGTTCGTGAAGCCCTTGATATGATGAAGTCCTTGGGCTTGGTCCCTGACGCCATTTGTCTGCCTACGGCGGATTGCGAGCCCCCGTCGCAGTTGCCGAGGATGTCTACTGTTGATATCGACTTGGACAAAGAGGATGGAGATGGGAAGAAACGCTACGGTCTTCGCTTTGGGGAAAATGCGTATAACGTAGCGGGACTTCTCTTCGTGAAAGAGCGTACGGATCTTGGGACTGATCCTGAAGTGCGGTCCCTGTGGATTGTTCGTCAGATCAAGCCGGAGATTGATACTGTAGAAGAATTCCGCGCTTATGCGATGAGCCTACCGTGGTTTGCGGAGCCCTACCGCGAGGCGCTGAACAAAGTGTTTGGTAATTAGGAGGGAGAGGGCCATGAAAAATCTCTTCTCCGCGATTCGGCATAACTACAAGTCAACACTTTCTGGGGTTGTGGTCTTATCTGCTCTTGCGTTGCACGTCTCGGTTAACCCGGCAGCGTTGCTTGATTCGTCTACACTGGCTGGATTCGCCACAGGTATTGGATTGCTTGTGGCTAAGGATGCGGATAAATCCAATCTTCCCCAAGTCACGGTTAATCTTCCCAAGTCAGAGGAATAGCTGTGTCTACCAACCAAGGAATAGCCTCGATGTGGCCACACTTAGTACAAGTATCTCTAGCGGTGTCTCTTCCCCCTGCGGTTCTTTTCTTGCTCGAGATTTTGCAGTCTACGGATGGTCTAAGTATGTGGGCAGATCGAGGCGTCCTGGTTGTAGTAAGTTGGTCGTGTTGGGTACTTATTCGAGACCTGATGCGCCAGCTGAAGACTGAACGGGAACAGTATACTGAAAGTATTAAAGAGGTCAACGAGACGTTGATATCTGTGATTCAAGAAAACAATACTGTTCTAACTAAAGTGTTGGACGGGCTTAATGCCAATGGGCACCGGAGGTAGTGTGATGAAGCTGAAAACTTTTATTTTTGCAAGTCTTTTCACAGGCTTCCTGGCCTTCGGACAAGTTATGATTACAGGCCCTATTAATACGGGACCTGGGAACGCCGGGTTTAATGGGCGCGTCGAGGTGTGCGGGGCCGGGTTCATGGTCAATGGAGCTACTTCGTATGTTACTACCTGCCAGAATTTTAATGTGATAAACGGAGTGATGAACGTGGTTGTGTACCCAACGGTGGCAAGTGGTACATCCTACCGCGTGAGGTTCATTTCCAATTATGGGCAGGTAACAACAGAGACTTGGGTTGTACCTGCTACCCCTTCGGTGCAGAATCGAAGCTCTGTTGTCCAGCTTCCATCGGTTGAGTATCCTATGATTGCCCTAAGCCAGATATCTAAGAACGGGGCGACGAGTGGATACTGTATCAAATATGATGGCTCTCAGGTGGTGTGGGGACAGTGTGGTGAGATGCAAAGCTTTAACGGGAGGACTGGTGCGGTTATCCCGGCATCCGGCGACTACTCTTCGTTTTACGCGCAGCTTTCCCACTCCCACATCATCCTGGATATCTCGGGACTGCAAACAGCGCTGGATAATAAAGCTAGCCTAAGTCATTCCCACGTCATCCCAGACATCTCCGGGCTACAAACAACGTTGGATAATAAAGCCAGTCTTAATCACAATCATAATGGTGTGTATGAGCCTGTAGATCCGACAATCCTTCGAAGCTCAGCGGGACCGTATAACGACCCATCATGGATTGGGAGTCTGAGTTGGTCTAAGATTACTGGAACACCAAGTGGATTCATACCATCCGCACACGCTTCTAGTCATCTATCTACAGGATCTGATCCACTGCTTCTTACCACTTCCGAGCTGGCGACGGCGTCTAAAACCGGCTCGGGGACAAGGATTGTAACAGCGGGCGGGGTTCCGTCTAATGGCTGTGCTAAGTGGCTGAATGGGAACCTGGATACGACAGGCGTAGATTGCGGTGGGACTACGCAAAGTAATTACTCTCAATCGTTCGTGAGTCAAAGTAGCGTAACGTTGTCGCATGGGCTTAATACGGTGAATGTCCTGGCAACCTGCTACGATGGATCGAACCAGCAGATTGAGCCGAATAGTGTGACGGTAATTGATAGTAATAGTTTGTCTGTGGCTTTCGCTGTGCCGCAGACTGGGCGTTGCGTGGTCAATGGCACAGGTGGTTCAGGGGGATCTGGAACGGGGATTACCTCAATCAATTCACAGACTGGGACAAGCCAGACTCTTTCTGGGGGCGCATTTATAAGTATTGCGAGTGCCAGTAATACTCATACAGTTTCAGTGGCAAATACACAAGGCAGTGGAACGAGGCTTGCGACAGTCAACGCGTCTCCGGCGGATGGGTGTGCGGCGTGGGCGAGCGGGACGTTATCTAGCACTGGAGCTCCTTGTGGTACTGGTGGTGGTGGGTCAATGACGGCAGGTTCGGGGGTTGTTATTACCGGAAGTACTATTTCAGTAGATCCGGCTACGGTTCCCTCCTATCTGACAGGAACAGCCGCACTTTCATTCTCGACATTTTCTGGACTTGGTAACTGTGAGGAACAAAGTTTGACAGTAAACGGAGCTGTGATTGGAGATGCCGTAGCAATAGGCCTACCATCCACTTTTCCAACTGGGCTAGTTCAGGGTGCGGCGTGGGTTTCGACGGCCAACACGGTGACAATCCGGTTGTGCCGCCTGGCCGGAACAAGCACGATCACATCGCAAACGTTTCGAGCTTGGGTGAATAAGGTTTTCTAGGGAGCATGACCATGAAACGGGTGATCTCAACTATCTTTCTAGCGGCGGGCGTCATGCTCGCGCAGACTACAATCAACGGCTCGAGGTCAATCCTGGGCGATTTCGACGCCAGCGCCGCAAAGACTACGAAGCCAGTTAAGACTGGTACAAGTGATCCTGCGAACTGCTCCGTGGGGGAGCTGTTCTACCGTACCGACACGGCGACGTTGAAGTACTGCTCGGCCGCCAACACCTGGACGGCTGTCAGTGTCTCATACACACTGCCTATTGCTAGTGGGAGTACACTCGGTGGCGTTAAGGTTGGCACTGGTCTGAGCATTGACGGCGGCGGGGTGTTGTCAACATCTGGCGGTGGTGGTGGGTCTACGTTCGATGCTCATGATACAAGTACGCTTTGGTTGCGAGAGGACTTCATCAACGGCGGCACGAGTACATCTTCGGCGAATGCTGGCGAGCTGGGGTGGTTCTTAACACTATTAGCCTCTGCGACAGTAAATCAGAATAATACAACCGTTGATGCGAGTCACCCAGGTGTACTTCTGTCACTCGCCCACGCATCAAATGCGAATAGCGGGGTATTGGCACAGATCCTGAACAGCGTCCACTATAACGCCATTAATAACAACGACTGGTCTTGGACTGTTATTTTGAAGCTAGCCTCCACTAGTAATTCTCGAACGTGGGTTGGAATTGGGGGGCAGGCTGCGATTACTCCAGTGCGTTTCGTTGGGTTTCGCTATGACACAGCTTCAGGTTACGATGATGACCTTAAGAACGGGACCGGATCGTGGGTCTTCCAGATGTGCAATGCTGCAACGACTTGCGCTGATGGCTCTGGAACGCAGATCATGTTGGGAGTCGCTCCAACTACTGACTGGATCAAGCTTCAAATGGTAAAAGTAGGGACGCTCTATACCATCAAGGTGAATGGGACGACGGTTGCGACAGTGTGCCCGAGTGGATGCACAGCTACTGCGACGCTTCAAGATACGGCAAGCTATATCGGAAACCTTGGCCTCGGCTTCGAATCTGGTGGCTCTTTCACAACCTTTGTTGATTTCTTTGCAGCTACAATGACAGGACTAGTGAGGTAACCATGCGGATCATTGTGTGTTTACTCATTGCGCTGTCTGCCTCGGCCATGAATAACGGTGTGATTATCTATGATGCCTCCGGCATCACACAGACGGGCCGCCCCGTGACGCTTTCGCACGTGTTCGCGCAAGGCGAGTTTCCTGCGAACTTTTATCCCAAGCCGCGAATTAGCGGCGTGGTTCCATCCGCGTGGCAGGTTGACGTCAAGAATACCTGGCCGGACGGGAGCGTGATGCTGGCTTTCGTCAGCTTCTCGGCGACTGTTGCGGGGAATGGTTCATCCGCCGTGGACTTTGTAAAAGATGCGAACCCCTGCCACCTCGGGAACCCGGCTGTCTGCCAAGCTGCTGCTCTTGACCAGTCTGGCATGGTGGGATTCGCTTCCGGGGCATGGGACTTTGTGCTGCAAGGTACAGCCAACAGCGTTACCTACTCCGCGTCGGCGAAGACCATGTTGGGCGCCGGAGCCTGGACATACTGGCTGCGCGGCCCGGTGGTGACGAGGGTTCTGGTGGAAGATGTCTCCCGCCCGAATCCTGTCTACGACTTCGGCTGGCAGTGGGATGGAACCGCATGGCAGGCTCCATCCGCGGACACCTATAGGAGCGTCCACCCGATGTTCATGGTGAGCTTCTATCCTGGCTACACGGCTGGGGTCTACGCCGAGGTGATGGCGCAGAACGCCTGGACCTCCAGGCTCCAGCGGCAGGTGT